AAACGAAAGCCTTGATAAACTCGCACCGCTTTTCCTGGGAAAATCGGTCTTGTTTGATCACCGCTGGAGTACTGAAAAGCAAGTTGCACGGCTATACCGTACATTCGTGGAGCAACTGTCTGAAAAGACCGTGATGGGAGAACCCAAGAAGGTATTGCGTGGCAGCGCCTATATGCTGAGGACTGAAGGCAATGCCGAACTCATCAAAGCCATCGAAGGGGGAATCAAGAAAGAGGTTTCTGTTGGTTGCAAAATGGGAGGATGCAATTGTTCAATCTGTGGGGAAAAATTCTCTTATAATTGGCAGACTGGCAAAGAACTCTGCGAAAACAACCACTTCAAGGGCGACACCTACGATGGAAAGATGTGCGTCGGTGACCTAGTAGACCCCAAAGATGCTTATGAAGTATCTTTTGTGGCAGTACCAGCCCAGAGAGGCGCAGGGGTGACCAAAGAAGTAAAAATCGACACAATGACACCCGAAGAAAAAAAGGAAATGATCAAGCAACTGCAAATGTCGCTCGCCGATGATGACGAGCGGACAGAACGGGCGAAATTGATCGCCGAAAACAAAAAATATTTGGAGGTAGAATAACATGACACTGTTTGAACTTAAAGAAAAACTGGCTACCATGAACGCAGCGATTAAAGCTGATGCTGACTGGATTGCCGAAAAAGCAGCGGATCCCACTATACCGATGGATGAGATTAACGCAAAGACCACTCACAGGGACGAGATGGTCACACGCCGCGATCTCCTGCAGAAACAGCATGACGAGATGGAGAAGCAGCAGAGAGAAGCATTAGGAAAACAGCCGAACACCGGCAATCCCGACAAGGACAACCTTGTTAAAAGCAAAGCGGCTTTTTATCGTGCTGTTGCAACGGGTGAGGACAGAACAAAGGTATATGCCGGACTTGGCGCCATTCCTGCCGGTTCCGCAGATTTGGGAAGCGGTTCTGCATTACTCCCGACCACGCTTGCAAGTGAATTAATTGCTGAACCTTTTGAAGAGAACTCCCTCAGAAGGGTTGAGCAGACTTCACAGATTGCCGGCCTGGAAGAACCCAGAATCAGTTTCGCCATTGACGACGAGGATCTCTTGGAAGATGTTATTGACTTTGAAACCGCCAAAGAAATCGAAGCTACAGCCGATACTGTGACCTATGGAAGGTATAAAACCAAAGTCAAAATCAAAGTGTCTGACACCGTTCTCATGGGAACCGATACGAACCTTGTCAATACCATTGAAAACGAACTCCGTTCCGGCTTGGCAAGAAAAGAAAAACTGCGCGCCTTTGCGAAAAGTGCAGACGAGACCCACAAGCACATGAGCTTCTACATGAACGGCATCAAGGGCATTACCGGCAATAACATAGTCGCAGCCATCATGGCTGCACTCGGCGACCTTCCAGATGCTTTCCGTGCAAATGCAAAAGTCATAATGAGAAGTGCCGACTGGTACACCTACCTGCAGACTTTGAACGGTTCTAACAATGAACTGTTCACCGCAAAGCCTGAGGAAGTGCTGGGCGTTCCGGTAATCTTCAACGACAAAGCAGATATCCCTATTGTCGGTGACTTCAGCTATGCAAAACAGAACTATGAACCTGTTGCAACCTTGAAATCTGATGAAGATATTGACAAAGGCGTATACATGTACGTCCTGACCGCATGGGGCGACCACCAGATCAAGCTCAAGAGTGCTTTCAGACTTGCCACCACAGCCCTTGCGGTAATCGGCGGCGTGGCAACTAAGTCTACTAACGCCATAAGTGCAGTAGGAATCTTCAACGGCGAGGCTCCGACCAGCGGAATCACCTACTCGTGGGAATACCTTGACGTGAATACATGGACTACAGCCTCTTCATATGACAACTACAAGACCGCAACCGTGACCGTTAGTGATTCCACTGACGCAGGTGTATCCTTCCGTTGCAAGATCTCTTACAGTGGAGGGGATGCTTACACCAACGTTATTACTATTCCGTCCCCATAAGGAGGCTTTGTTATGGCAGTAACGGCGAAAGATTTAAAAGAATATCTGAACCTGCCGCCGGACTGTATAACAGTTGTCGGTGAGGCAACGGTCAACCGTACTGCCTTTATCGAAAAGGTTGGAGAAGGTGGACTTTACGAGTTTACCAAAGTAGATAGCGACTGGACCCTAAACGGTTCAGTCGTTACTCTTTCCGACTATGGCATTACGGCAGACGAGGCAGAGACCGAAATTACAGTTGATTATCTGACAACCACAGTTGACACATATCTCAACGCTGCTAAATCTAAAGCAAAGGCAGCTGGGGTTCCTGTCTTTGAAAACAATGCACAATATGACTTGTTTATTCTGGCACTGGCGGCCTTGTACTACGACAATAGGGGAATGACATTTCAAAATCCGGCAGACGCAGCAAATGCTCAGCGGATGATTGATAGCTTTGTACTTGAATTAAGGTATGGTGATGAAGATGGCTAAGTATGCAAACGCCGGAGAACTGCGCACCCGAATAAAATGCTATGTCGAGAAATCAAGCTATGTATCGGGCGAAGGGCAGACAACGACATGGGAGCCAAGCGAAATATTCATGTGCAAATGGACTGGCAGCTACGGATCAAGGGTAATGGAGGCGCAGGCGTTAGGCGTAAACGATTCAGCGACAATTATAATGCGTTATATCCCGGATTTGTACGACAAGTTGAGAACCAAGAGGGTTATCATAATAAAAAATGCCGACACTACGGCTAAAAAAAATGGCGTACCTGACAAGGATAATCCAAACTGTTATGAACTTTGGGGTGGTGTAGACAACATTAAAGAAGCGAATCAATTCATGGAATTTCGAGTAAAGAGGGTGGAGCAGATATGACGGATGTAAGAGGAAAAATCCAACTCGCTCTTGATACTGCTCTATATGCCGATAAGGTATTCAGTTTTTGGAATCGCAAAGTCGAAGTTGTCGGGGAAAACAAAGATGAATATATAGTCTATACTCTGTCAAGCGATACTCCGGAAAGTTACGCTGATAACTCTGAACTAATAAAGCTGCACGAGGTTACTATCCGCTATTACTATAGGGATACTTTGCCTCAAACTTCCACAGGACGAACTAAAGTTAAGAACCGGGAAACGCAGATAATTGAAGCCTTAAGAAATGCCGATTTTGAAATAACCAATGTATTTGATGCCGGGGACATTGATAATGTAGGATTTTTTGTAACCTTGATAGAATGCCAATATTGGGAAGTGGTTTAATGAATATCAATATAGACGATTTGGCGGTATCCATAGAGGAACTCTTGGATGATTACAGCGATGAAATATATTTTGCAACAGAAGAAGGGTTAGAAGCTGCTGAAAAGATTTTAATTAAGAATCTTAAGGAAGCAAGTCCTAAAAATACAGGAGAATTTGCTAAGTCGTGGAAAGGCAAAGGTAAAAAATATAAACTCAGACGATATGTCGGTAATACAAAGATGGTGGATGGCAAGAAAGGATCCATACCACTATCAAACATATTGGAGTATTCGACTGTTCGAGGAAAGCCATTTATCAAAATAACATACGAAAAGAGCATCCCCGAAATGAGAGACGCGATAATAAAATCCATAGAGAGGAAGGATTAAAATGGGAGATAATAAAGTAACTTACGGCCTTAAAAAGGTCCATGTTGCGTTTGAAACAGAACCCGGGGCATGGGAAACACCTATAGCGATTCCCGGAGCAGTAAGATTTACACCAACACCACAGGGACAAACATCAACATTCAGAGCTGACAATAGTCCATATTTCATTATAACAAGCAATGACGGTTACACCGCAGAGGTTGAAATGGCTCTGATACCTGATGAGATACAGGCCCGAATGCTAGGCTGGGAAATCGACGATAATGGAATGTTAGTTGAAGTTGCCAACGGCACACCTGAGAAATTTGCATTTTTAGGGCAGGTTGAAGGCGATAAGAGAAATAGGAGGTTTGTGTATTACGATTGCCAAGCTCAGAGACCGTCAAAAGAACATAGGACAACTGGCGAAACAATAGAACCAGCACCGGACGTAATGACATTGACAGCATCTCCGATTGAGATAGCCGGTAAGAAAATTGTAAAAGGCACATTAGAACTTAGCGACACCAACGCAACTGTATATAATTCATTCTTTGACGCAGTTGTTGTTCCTGATGCGGTACCAGCGGCAGTAGTCAAGACACAGTTGGCGGCAGCAATAGCACTGGCGGGAACTCTTGTTGAGGATGAATACACAGTTCCTTCATGGACTAGATTAGAAACCGCTTTAACAGCAGCGACAACAGTCAATACGGATGAATCAGCTACACAGGCACAGGTTAATGCTGCTGAAAAAGCTTTGGAAGATGCTATCCTTGCTCTTGTGCCAGCGGAGGGATAATCATGATAAGTAAAACAATAGAAATAGACGGGAAACAAGTAGAATTGAAAGCCTCGGCAGCAATACCGAGGCTTTATCGTATCAAATTTCGCAGAGACATCCTCCAGGATGTGAGTAAGCTTAAAGATTCTTATGTTAAGAATCAGACAGAAGGAAAGCAGTTTGAGAACATCGACCTTGAAATGTTTGAAAATGTGGCTTATATCATGGCGAAGCATGCGAATCCGGATATACCAGGCACCATAGAAGAATGGCTAGAGGAATTCAATGTATTTTCCATATACCAGGTTATGCCTGTAATACTTGAATTATGGTGTTTGAACGAAGAAACACAGATTGAAAGTAAAAAAAAATTAAAGAAAGTAGCCGGCCGCTGACAACACCCCTATTCCTCTTGCGCTGCTGTGAATTGGGCTTGTCAATGGCTGACCTTGAACTACTTACAGTCGGGTTAGTTACCGATATGTTTGTTGAAAAAAGCAATGACAATGCAGAATATACAAGAGACGCAACGCAAGAGGATATAGACAAATTTTATGCTAATTAGGGAGGTGAGGATATGGCTAAGAAAATCCAAGGTATAACCATTGAGATAGGCGGCAATACTGCCCCACTTAACAAAGCTCTTGGTGAAGCAAACAAGACCTCAAGAGATTTGCAGTCGGAGCTTAAGCAGGTTGACAGGCTTTTGAAATTGGATCCTAAGAATACTGAATTATTGGCACAAAAGCAAAAAATCCTCACCGATGCTGTAAAAAATACCGGTGATAAACTGAACGCACTCAAAGAAGCTCAAAAGCAAGTCAATGAGCAATTCGCAAAAGGTGAAATATCAGAGGACCAATACAGGGCTTTTCAGCGTGAGGTCATTAAGACTGAGGAAGATTTGAAAAAACTTGAAAAGCAACTTGGTAATGTTAACGATAAATGGAAGGAAACCGCCGATAGAGTAGGAGAGTTCGGAGAAAAGACAACAGCATTAGGCAAACAGCTTGCCCCTATTTCGGCGATAGCTGGAGCAGCAGGAGCCGGGATGGTAGGCTTGGCATACAAAGCAGGTCAAGTAGCTGATGACCTGAATACATTGTCAAAGCAAACAGGGTTAACTACAGATACCTTGCAAAAATTTAAGCTCGCCAGCGATTTGATAGACGTCCCTCTCGAAACTCTCACTGGTAGCCTTGCAAGATTAACAAAGCGTATGGGTGATGCTCAGTACGGTACCGCAAGAACAAGGGAAGTATTTGACAAATTAGGTATTACAATAACAGACAGCAACGGAGCTTTAAGAGATAACGAAGATGTATTCAATGAAGTAATTAACGCTCTTGGGAAAATATCAAGCGAAGCCGAAAGAGACTCAATGGCAATGGAACTATTCGGCAGAAAAGCACAGGACTTGAACCCGCTTATCCTCGGTGGAGCAGATGCACTAAAACAAATGGGGGATGAAGCGGAAAGAACCGGGAAAATACTATCACAGGAAGCCCTTGACAGTATCAATGAATTCAATGATGAAATAGATAAGTTAAAAGCCGATGCAGGAGCAACCATGCTGCAGCTTGGGGCGACTATTGGAGAAGCATTATTGCCGATACTCAAGGACTTAGCAGCAGGGCTGAAAGATGTAATGGAATGGGCGAGAGGGCTTGACAAAGGTACTCTTATGCTGATACTTACATTGCTGAGTATTACTGCAGCAGTAGCTCCTGTATTGATTATACTTGGGACTATGGCGGGGGCTATAAGCAAACTAATAGCCCTACACGCTACATATACGGCATGGCTTGGAGGCTCAACTCTTGCTACAAAACTATGGACTACAGTCACGACGATAGCAACAGTCGCAGGAAAAGCTTTTGGGGCTGTGCTTACCTTCCTTACCTCTCCGATAGGCATAGCGATAATTGCCATAACCGCATTGATAGCCGCAGGGGTACTTTTGTACAAGAACTGGGAGAAGATAGTCACATTTGCAAAGAAGATGTGGGAAGGTATAAAAGAGACATTCGGGAAAATGAAAGATTTTATAATCGGCATTTGGGAAGGTATCGTACAGGGTATAAAGGACAAGGTGAATATAGTCTTGGAATTTGTAAACAAAATGATAAATGCACTTAATAAGTTAAAAATCAAGTTGCCTGATTTCATGGGTGGGAAAGAGATAGGATTCAACATCAAAAATATTCCTCTCTTGGCTGATGGTGGCACGATAATTAAGCAAGGTTTGTCTATAGTAGGTGAGAAGGGCCCGGAATTATTAAAACTTCCCCAGGGGGCAGAAGTAAAGCCGTTGGATAACAGCGGAATTGGACCGGTGAATGTATATGTCCAAGCAGATAGCTTGCAGCAAATGGCTGATGTAGTAAGATTATTTGAGCGTATACCGCAAGTCGCCAGACAGGGGGTGTAGATTGTGCCAACGGTAAATATTAATGTTACGAAGGATAAATATTACGATAGAAGCACATTAAATGTGCATGGAACCGACACAACAATATATATCGGCGGCATGGTTACATTTAGTGCGACATATATGAGGTATCAGTCCAATATATCTGCGCCGTTAGCCGATGTGCCAGCTAATAAAAAAATAACCTCTGCGTTACTTTATTTTTATGTGAACACAATATCTGGAACCGGGACGAAGAAACTATATGCTTGGCAAATAGCTAATTTCGTTGAGACTTCAGACGGCATTGCAACATCATATGGGACCATCCCTGAAACTGATATATCACTCGATACTCAGGGGAAATGGTACAGCATAGATATTACAGATTTTGCACAAGCCCATTATGTAAAAGGCAATGATGATTGTTCAATATTTTTAAGTGCCATCCCAAAACCGCCAGATGAAGCAATTGGATACGATGTTCCAACTTATGTATTGTCATCCAGAGAGGGCAGCAATGTACCTTACATGGCTATAACATATGAGGATTTACCTCCAAACCCTCCGACAAATCTATCTCCCACAAGTGAAACGAAGTTGAACAACGAAGTAATAAGATTTAGCTGGACACACAACGGAACGCAGACCGGAGATACGCAAAGCAAATTTGACCTCTTATGGAGCAGTAATGGCGGCGAAACATGGAACACAGTAACACAGTCTACGGCTAACCAATACTACGACATGCCAGCCGATACCTTGCCAGTGGGGAGTATAATCTGGAAAGTAAGAACTTATGCCACAAGTGGGCTTGTAAGCGAATACTCAGACCAAGCAGCATTTACTTCCGCAGGCGAACCTGATGCACCAGTATTAACAAAACCTGATGCCATAGAAAATACATCTACTCCCTTAATAGCTTGGACAGGCACAGGACAGGTAATGTATCAAGCTCAAATCTTGCAGGGTGAAACGGTAGTATGGGATAGCGGCGAAATAGCATCTACAACCGGACAGGCACAAGTCGGGACGGCATTAGCTGATGGCGCAAGTTATACAGCGAAGGTAAGGATTAAGAATCAATATGACTTATGGAGCGATTGGGCATCAAAGGCATTTACGGTTGATTTTGAAGTCCCGAATAAGCCGGTAATTGATATTATAAAGGACTTGGTGCGCTTCAGCTCACGAATCACTATTTCAAATCCTACTCCCGATAGTGCCGGAGGATTTGAGTATAACGAAGTATATCGTAGGGAAGTAGGCGGCTCATGGATGCGCATAGCAACCGAGATTGAAAGAGACATCACATATGAAGACTGCGCCATGAAAAGCGGTCAGCCTTACGAATACAAAGTCAGAGCGGTAGGTACCTATGGCTATATGGACAGCGATGTCAAATTCTCAGAAGTAAAGGTAAAGGATTCCCAGCTTGCTTCTCTGACTGATAAAAGCCTGTATGTCCCTCTTAGATATGACCCTAAAAGAACCATATCCATAGGAGCGGAAAGAGCATTGATGAAGTTCGCGGGCAGAACGCAGGCAGTAACGGAATTCGGAGAGCATATCGACAAAGGGATTGCACTTCAATTCGTAGTTGAATCATTGGAAAATGTGGATAAGTTAATAGAACTTGTGGAAAGTACCGAAACCCTGCTATTTAGAGATGGCAAGGGCAGGAAGATATATTGCACAGTTGGGAACCTTGACATTGAGGAACTTGAAAACTATTGGACTGTCTCATTTGCCATAGCGGAAACGAGCCATCAGGAGGCGGTATAATGCAAATAATTGAGCAAGGTGGATATACAAGGCAACAGATAATTGATGTGCTGCATGCCAAAAACACATCCCGGGTTATCAAGTTTCGCTATGACCTTTTGAACCGGCAGGAGATAAGAATAGGTGAACTAGATAATGTAGTAAGCGGAGAAGTTAGCATGTCCTCTCTGGCAACGGACATCAAGCGAACCGCCAGACTGAATATGAAAGATAACAAAGATATAGATTGGCTGAATGACCGTGTTCAGCCTTTCTGTATGCTAAAAATGCCGGATGGATGGGTAGAGTGGAGCTTGGGAATATTTCTCTTGAACAGTCCAAAACGGAAGGAACAGAACAGGCAAGTCTACAGAGACATAGAGGCTTATGATGGCTTGCAGGTACTTCTTGATGATAAGTTTGACAGCCGATATGCGATAGTATCCGGAACGAAGTACATCACAGCAATTAATAATATCTTTTTTACATTAGGAATAACAAAGGTTAACATACCAAATACCGATTTAACGCTGTCTATAACCAAAGAATTTGAGATAGGCACAGCAAAGTTAAGAGCAATCAATGAACTGCTTGGAGAACTCAATTATACGTCTCTGTGGGCGGATGAAAGAGGATACTATACCGCAATGCCTTATATAATACCCTCGGATAGAGCTATAGATTATCAATACAAAGATGATGAACTATCAGTAATATATAACGGCTTAGAGGAAGAATTAGACCTTTTTAGCGTACCTAACAAATTTGTAGTAGTGCAAAGCAACGCAGAAACGGAACCTTTGACAAGCACATACACAAACGAAAACCCCGGAAGCATAACATCAACAGTCAATCGGGGGAGAACTATAGTAGATGTCCGGGAAGTAGACAACATAGCAGACCAAACAGCCTTAGACAACTACACAAAGCGAATAGCATTTGAGGCATCACAAATATACGGACATATCGAATTTGAAACAGCAATAATGCCTATGCACTCATACAGCGACCTCTTGCAAATCAAATACAGCAGTCTTGGCATAAATGATAGGTATGTTGAGACTAACTGGACTATACCGCTTCAGGTGGGCGGGAGGATGAAGCACAGCGCAAGGAAGGTGGTTGCTATATGATTAAGCCTGCAGACTTTTTGAAGATAACGAAGGGCGGTACCCCAAAAGCACCTTATCGGCTTGGAAAAATAGACCCCGCATATTCCTCCGGGCGTCCGAAAATAGTCTTTGACGGGGAAACCACAGCAAGCGAAAAACAGTATCCTTATCTTGAATCATACAGCCCAGTGGCAAATGACCGTGTGCTGCTCCTGAAGGTATCAGGCAGCTACGTTATAATAGGGAAGGTGATATAATGCAACCCAATACTTTCAGTATAAATCTTGACCTTATAAACCATGAATATGTGCTTGTAGATGGCATTAAGGTAACCAGTGGAGATACAGAAGCAAATGTATTCAATATTAATCTAATACGAGATTTTGTACCTGTTAATCTAACAGGTATTACAGCTGTAATAGTGTTCTCAAAGCCCGATAGAAAGATTGTGTATCAAAACCTTACACCTGTTGATTTAACTACGGGAAAGTTTACTTGCACCCTAAGCTCTCAGACGATAGCAGTACCGGGAGAAGTGAAATCAGAGGTAGTATTGTACGAAGGAACAAAGCGACTGACATCAGCAAGGTTTAAGTTTATCGTAAATAAAGGGCTATTAGATGAAACGGCAGTAGAAAGCAGTAATGAGTTTTCCGCACTGACTGAAGCATTAGAGACTGTAAATCAATACAATAGCAGGATAACAGCAGTTGAGCAAGGCCAAGCGTCGCATGAGGCAGATATTGCGACACAAACAGAATTAGGACATATAAAAGTAGATGGAACATCAATAACAATAGATGAAAATGGTATTATAAGCAGTGACAATAAAATAATATACGGATATCAAATAGACGAAAGCAACACAAATCCATTAACATCTGTAACATATATAGATGGTGCTATAGGCATGACACCAGCTACAGCAGGAGATG